CAGCAACAGAAACAGCAACATCAACAGCGGCCAACTCGTTTGTGACAGCAACTACATTACCGTTCAATGTGATTGTGCCGGTGCCATCTGGTGTTATGTTGATACCACCATTGGAGTTAGTTGCTGATATAGTGTTAGCGTCTATCCTTATGTTGTCGGCATTCAATTGACCAGTCAAATCTACTGTGCCGGTAATTGTCTGACCAACAGTTGTCATCGCACTTTGTACATCTACAACACCTGTTCCTGCCGCTTCAATTTCTAAATTGTCATTCGTGTTCGCAGATGATACCTTGTTGTCTTTTAACAACACACTGTCTGTCTGTAAAGTTCCAGTTATGATGACCTGTCCGGTTGTAGTGATATCAGAAGTTACTAGTGTTCCTGTGATGTCAACGTTTTCTGCTAGAGTGATCTTGGTTGAATCCACTGAGCTCAATGTCGTTCCATTGATTGTGACCGCACCTGCCACTATGTTTCCTGTTCCGCCTGGTTGTAGGTTAAGGTCGGCATTGGATGCAGTTGATATAGTAGAATCATTTATGTTGATGTTATCAACAGATACTGTGCCAGTCATTGTGGCACCATTGATAGTTGGTGATGTTAGTGTTTTATTTGTTAAAACCTGTGAACCTGTCAGTGTTGTCACAGTGGAATCTATAGACATTGTCAGGGTGTCTCCAGATACTACTGAATCCAACCCAGTTCCGCCTGCTATTTGGAAAGTCTCACCGGACCTTACTGCTGTACCTGTTGAGTCATCTCCAACAAAAGTCAAAGCCTGTGAAACGTTTTGGGCGTCGATGTATGCCTTGATAGATTGTTGTGTTGCCAATGCTGTGGCAGAATCTGAAGACATATTGTCTTCGTCTAATATTGCTGTTACAGTGGCACCCGATGCCAGTGCCAAAGATGTTGAAAGTGTTGCGGCACCTGTAAGTGTTGTGGTGCTCGAAACAGAAAGTGTTCCGGTCACTGCTGTATTGGCCTGTAATTCTATTGTACCTGTTCCAGCAGGATCTAAAATAATGTCTTCGTTTGATCTTGCCGTAACAATTTTTTGTCCGTTAAGATCGAGATTGCCTCCCAACTGAGGTGTTGAGTCCTCGATCAAATCATTGGCTTCTGCTGTAGAGCCATATAATTCTGTAAAGTTGTCGTTAATTTTGTCAAAAGCGGTTCTTAGTGGATCACCTGTACCGTCATTTGCTGTAGTTCCGATGTTAATTGTCTGTTTTGCCATATATCATATTTACCTATTATTTTATAAACCTAATGTAAAAAATTAGACGTCTATTAAGAATTTTGTGAATTTGAACACTGTTGAATCACTGGAAATAGGAGTAACTCTGAATCTCACATCATCGCCACTTATGTCCGCTGTATATGTTCCTAATCCAGATGCATAACTTGATACAGATCCAAACGTGGAAATGTAGGCATTTGTTCCGTTGTGGGTTATGTTCGCTTCAAATATCTCGTGCCTGCTGTTGGTGGAGTCTAAAACCGACACTATATATTTCGCACTCCTGTACAGGGTCTTGTCGAACGTGTCTATGTTTGTCGTTGATGACGAAGCAACAGTGGCAGTGCCGTCAGATATATTGCTGTAACTGAGAGAAGCGCCAGCACTGGCGAAACTCAAAGTGCCATTTCCGTTTGTTTTAAGGAACTGTCCTGATGTGCCATCTGCTGTAGGAAAAGCGAATCCATTCAACAGCACAGTTCCAGATCCATTACCAGCAATTTCCAAATTGGCGTTTGATATGTTTGTTGAAATGGTATTGTCTTTGATCGAAATATCTCCCATTACAACAGACCCTGTGCCTGAAGCATCCAGTTGTAAATCACTATTTGTGACTGTTGTCGTTATCTTGTTGTCCGTGATCTGAATATTGTTGTCTATCAGCAGTTTGTTGGCTGTCACAGATCCTGTGCCAGAGGCTATCAAATTCAAATCATCGTTGGACCTGTTGGCAGATATGTTGTTGCCGGAAATTGTTATGCCCGAATCAACAGCGGTCTCGTTATATAACTCCGCAAAGTTTGTATTAACTTTTTCCATTGCGGCTCGTAGAGTATCGCCTGTGCCATCGTTAGCGTTTGAACCTATGTCTATGATTAACCTCGGCATTAAATCTCCTGTAGTATCCTTATAAATTTTATCACGTGGGCATCATCACTGATTGCCACGGCTTTGAGATTGGCTTGTCCCCCACTCACATCTGCTGAAAAAGTCAAAAGAGGCAATCCAAAACTCTGCACACTTCCTGCCGAACTCACGTAGGCATTAGAGCCATCGTGAATAACATTCGCTGTAACAAATTCATATCTACTATTAGCACTGTCAGAAACACTGATAAAATATTTTCCTGATCTGTATGCTGTTATGTCAAAACTGTCTATGGTGGCAACAGCACTTGCATTCAATGTGATAGTGTTGTCTGATATATCACTGTTTGCTATAACTATCGCTGGCAAAGTCCAAGTTAAATCTTTTGAACCATCTGTCTTCAAAAGATAGTTGTTAGGAGCATCGGTATTGGGAATGTTGAACCCGTTAATTTTTACTATTCCTGTTCCGTTGGCATCCAGGACCACGTTGTTTGAAGAAGTGGTGTTTATGATAGTGTTGTCTTTGAACTTGACCTGGTCAACAACAAGTTCTCCTGTGCCTGATGCTTCCAGCGACAAGTCACTATTTGTCTGTGTGGCAGTGATCTTGTTGTCCGTGATCTGGATGTTGTTGTCAACTTTTAAACTGCTGAATGTAATTTTTCCTGTTCCGCTTCCTACAAGATTTATGTTGCCGTTTGTAGATGTTGCAGTGATATTGTTTCCTTTGATATCTATAAATGAATCAACGGCAGTAGCATCATACAATTCTAGAAAATTGTCGTTTATCTTTTGTCCAGCGATCCTGAAAGTATCCCCGGTGCCGTCATTTGCAGTTATTCCGATATTGATGTTCTGTCTTGCCATTTTTCAAATTTATGATCCTATCAATCCGTAGTTCCTTAAGACTGTAAGAATAGCATCAATGGCAACATCATTTTTGGTTGATCCATCGCTGGTATAACTTATTGCTGACTGTTGTGCCACTGGTGTTGTACCAAAGAAACCAACCTTACTGCCCGACTCAGCAACGATTATACCGCCTGTGCCATTGGCGGCTAAAATCAAGTTGTCATTTGATCTGTTGGTTGTTATTTTGTTATCACTTACAGTGACCGAATCAAGCACAATGTTTCCAGTTCCGTTTGGTGTGATTGTTATATCCGAGTTGGTACCAATTGATGTAATAGCCGAACTGTCAATTTTCAATTGATCAATTTCAATCGATCCTGTTCCGTTTGGCTGAATTTTTACGTCACCGTTTGTAAAAGGAGTAGTCAGTAATCCACCTAGTCCTGCTTCAGCAACACTGGTATAGAGTTCTGTGAAATTTAAGTTACATTTGTTGAATGCGCCTCGTACGGAATCTCCCGTTGCTGAATTTCCTGCTGTTCCTAAATTTATCGTTAATCTGGCCATATTAAAATCGTTAGTATTTATTAAATATTAATGTGCTTTTATGTTCTTAGAAAAACTCAAAACAATCCGTTTGTATGAGAGACAGAGTAAACTGGGCCAATATCACACCTTCAAAAGGAAGAATACCATATACGTTTTCAAATGTGATCATTGTGGTACTATATTCCTTCGGCCTAGGTCAAAAGTAGATCCACAGAGAGCAACCAATGAATACAAGCACGTATGTTCATATTGTGATTCAAAAAAATTTGCTCAATTGGTTGGTGTAAAGATGAGGAAAATCTACAAAATGGATGCCAGTTCTACCAAGTCTATATAATCCATTTGATATCGGTTTTTTGTCCGTCAACTAATCTTTTTAGATCGGCATAACTTCCGGCCCTTATGTTTCCTCCAGCATACGTGAAGTAAGGTCTCAAAAATGGATTAAGATGTATGTTTTCTACCCTATTAAAAAAATAAAAATTTGTGCTTTTGAACTTGCGACATATCTGCGTCAGTTGAAAAAGCCATTCGTATTTAAGATAGGCTTTCATGCTGAGCCTGGATGGATAATTCCTTGTGTTTTTGTAAATGTTGTTCTGTATCCTACTTTGTTCGCCATCCTTCGATTCCCACTGTCTAGCCCCTAGGATATCAAACCCCAATATGGCAATCTCGCTCGCACCCGATTCAGCGGCCAACAGCACTGCCGAACACCCTGAACCTCTTGCCTGTGAAAGATCTCTGCTGGACCATTTGCCTTTTTTTATGTCACCTCCGGCCCACATCCTGTACAGTTTA